GATTCGGACAATCAAGAATGGGATTAAGTTGGTTATATAATAATCAAGACTTCACCGAAGATTTGATTAATGAATATTATGGTTTTGTCTATAGAATCACAAATAACACAACTGGTAAACAGTATATTGGAAAAAAATTCTTTTATTCTTCAAAAACAAAGCAAGTTAAAGGAAAAAAGAAACGTTTTAAAATTTCCAGTGATTGGCAAACTTATTATGGTTCAAATGAAGAACTCAAAAAAGATGTTGCAACTTATGGTAAAGAAAATTTCAAAAGAGAGATTATGCATCTGTGTAAATCAAAAGGTGAATGTGGTTATCTTGAAGCAAAAGAACAATTCATTAATGGTGTGTTAGAAAGTGATATATATTATAATTCTTGGATTATGGTCAGAGTAAGAAAGTCGCACATCAAAGGATTGCAATGTTGAGTTATCTAGAAGATGTAACAGAGTATGACACATTATGGTTTCTACCAATAGAAGATGATGAATCTTCACTTCATGTAACATCAAATGTATATAAAGAGGCTGGAGAACCTATTGGTGGTAGTTCAATGGGTCCCGAATGGCATATAGTATTATTTAAATCAGAAGAAAACAATGTTGATAAACTGGATTACTTTGATGCGATATTGACGGATCCTAGAGAATACATTTCAACTTTAATACCACAAGGCTGGTATGGGTTGGTTGCTAGAAAAACAACAACCTCCAATAAATTTATTGAAAGTGTGATTGACAAGTTCAAAAACATGTGATAGAATTTGTGAAATTGAAACTTTATAAGGTTTGTTATGATTCTCGTTGATCTAAATCAGGTATTGTTGGCCGGCCTAATGGCACAAATCGCCAACCAAAAAGGAATTAAGCTGGAAGAGAGCCTGGTTCGGCACATGATCTTAAACATCATTAGGACTCATGTTAAAAACTTCCGTAACGAATACAATGAAGTTGTCCTTTGTTGTGACAACCGAAAATATTGGCGCCGCGAACTATTCCCTTTCTATAAAGCAGGACGCAAAAAGACTAGAGAAAAATCCGATTTGGATTGGCACCTCATCTTTGATATGTTGTCAAAATTCAAACAAGAACTAAAAGAATATTTTCCCTACAAAGTTGTTGATGTTGAGGGTGCCGAAGCTGACGATATTATTGGTACTCTTGTGCCTCGTCACATTATGCATGAAAATATTCTAATTATCTCTAGTGATGGTGACTTCCTGCAATTGCAACAATACAATACTTCATCAAGCAAGTATGCCGTCAAGCAATATAATCCTTCACAGAAAAAATTTATCATTTCTGAAAATCCTTTGATGGAATTGAAAGAAAAAATCATTCGTGGTGATAAAGGTGATGGCATTCCAAATATTTTGTCACCATCTGATTGCTTTGTTCGCGAGTTGCGTCAAACAACAATTTCCAAAATCAAATTGGAAAAGTTGATGGAGAAAAACTACGCCGACTGGGATAACGAAAATGAAAAGATTGGATTTTCAAGAAATCAAGCACTAATTGATCTCAGTAATATTCCAAACGATATCAAAGACAAAATTATAAATACCTATGAGGAAGTCAAACCGGCCTCTAAGAGTAAGATTTTAGATTATTTGATAGCCAACAAACTTAAAAATTTAATTGAAGTAATTGAGGATTTTTGATGAAAACACTGTATGAAGTATTTGATGAATTTGAAAATGCTAAAAGCAAAAAAGAAAGAATGCAAGTAATTGGCAATAACTTGTCACAAACTCTAGTTGATGTTTTTAAATTAACTTATCATCCAGATTTTAAATGGAAAATAAAAGAGCTTCCCGAAAACTATAAAGTTCCGACTGATATGTTGCCAGGCATAACACATGATAGTCTAAATGCTCAACTACGAAGACTATACATGTTTCTAGAAGGTAACCAAACAGCCGAAACACTCACAGATAAAAGACGGAACGAATTACTCATTCAAATGTTAGAATCTATCGAACCGAGAGAAGCTGAAGTGTTGTTAGGAATCTTTCAAAAAGATTTAGGTGTAAAAGGATTGGATTATAAGTTTGTCAAGGAGGCTTTTCCTGATCTACTACCATGACAATCAAAGAAAAACTAATAGTAACGTCTGGTTATTTTGATCCAATAACATTAAAAGAAATAATACACCTACAAAGATGTAAAGAGATGGGTGATTGGTTAATTGTAGGTATACATTCTGATATGTTATTACATATGAAGACAGGTATATTAAACCAAAGCCTAGAAGTTAGAAAAAGAATACTTAAGAGTATAAAATACGTTGATGAAGTTTTTATTTTCAACGATTGTAACGATAATGTATGTAATTTATTAAAAGTGGTGAAAGTATGTTACCCCCGCACAAACATCACTTATGTTTCTGAGTTTGATATGTCAGACAGACCAGAAACAAAAATTGGGGGCATTAATTTTGAAGTTTTAAGTAAGGAGTAGCTAAGTGTCAAAAAATGTTGAAAGGTTTCGTAGGAATAGAAACTACAACGAAGATGATTATGAGTTCTTTTATGAAAAGAAAAAAATGAAGAAAAAACCTTCAAGAAAATCTTTTTATAATGAAGATTATAATGATTATGATAATGAATACCAAAAGTCTACAAGAAAACGCTATAGACAAATAGATTAATATAAATTTCGTTGTTGCGTAGATACAACAACTGGCTTGACAACATCCTCAATTCTGTTATAATAGAAACAATTGAGGATGATTTAATTATGATGATTTATACACGAACTGCAAAATCCAAGGTCAAAAAAAGGCCAAAGGCCGAGCGTGAGCAATACGAAAAGTGGTTGGAATCTCACAAACCAACCAAAATTCTTAAAATTGTTAAAACCAATAACACTCTGACAGGTTATAAACTGTCGGCACCTGCCGGCCGCGAGACTGTGCGTCTTCCTTCACTAAGTACCGGTGAAAATGGAGGAACCAAGTCATCTCCGAAAGTTTATACAGGCACAAAAGTTGTCGGAATCGCCACAATGCACAAATCCAACGCGGTTCCTGTGTTTTCTGATGAGCAAGCAGTCGAAATTTCAAAAATGAGGCGTTAAAATGAAGACAAAAAAAAGTTTTGTTGTAAAATTGCAACGTCCTGTGTGTCGGACACCAATCAAGTATGTTCAAAAACATAAAAATGATGTAAAATACTCACGTAAAGACAAAAACATGCGTAATTTTACTAAAATTGTGATTGGAGATGAATAATGCAAGAGAAAAATTCTTGGGTAACACACCTGATCGAAGCAGATGACGGTTCAGGTGATGCAATCCTACAATTTCCCGATGAACTGATTCAGCAAAAAGGCTGGAAAGAAGGCACTGTCTTGAATTTAGAAGTTCAACAGACTCCTACCGGCAATGTACTTGTAATTACTGAAAAGAAATAAGATGACACTGATTGATTCAAAATCTATTTTGGCTAAATTGATGGCCACCGAAGACTTGATCGTTGAACAACGAAATGTTGCAACTGCATTTTTTGATGTTAAGAATCGTATCTTGACTGTTCCTGTTCTTGATAAAAATATCTCTTCTCAACAGTATGATCTTTTCATGGGTCACGAAGTTGGTCACGCTCTCTATACTCCTCTTGATGGACTGATTAAGTCAAAAGAAGAGAAGGTCAACATGAGTGTTCTCAACATTGTTGAAGACTCACGCATTGAGCGTAAAATCAAAAACAAATATCCCGGACTTAAAAACTCCTTTGTTAAAGCTTACCAAGAACTTTTGGAGAAAAATTTCTTTGAAACGGAAGGCAAAGACTTGAACGAATACAATTTCATTGACCGTGTCAACCTTCATTGCAAAGGTGGCGCAGGCTTGGCAATCAAATTCAATGAAACCGAACGCGATCTTTTGAAAGACATTGAATCCACCGAAACTTTCGATCAAGTGATTGAAGTGACGAAGCGTGTTGTCGATTATATGAAGATGATTGAAGAAGAAAAACAGAAATATGATGATTCTGGAGAAGGCAACGAACCCGGTGAAGATGATGGTGACAACGAATCCGATCAACCGAATTACGATGAAGATGAAGAAGGAAATAACAGTCAACATTCTGAACCATCTGAAGAAGATGTTGAACAAACCGAAGAAAAAAAAGGTTTGAATGGTACAGGCACTGGCCAAAAAGACGATTCGGAAAAAAATATCCGTTCTCTAACCGATGAAGCTTATCGTAAGAATGAACACCAACTCTTTTCGAACGATGATACTCAAATCAATTATGTGAACGTTCCAGAATTTGATGTGAATCAGATTTTCGATTACAAAGATGTTTACAAACAATATCGCGAAGATAATTATGCTATCGATAAAAAAGGATTCGACAAGTTCCGCCGCGATTCTAACAAGGTTGTCTCTTATTTGGCAAAAGAATTTGAAATGCGTAAGAATGCTGATCAATTGAAGCGAGCAAGTGTTTCAAAGACCGGCGATTTAAATCTGAACAAAATCTTTTCTTATCAATTCAACGAAGATATCTTCAAGAAAGTTACTGTAATTCCTGGTGGCAAGTCTCACGGACTTATCATCTTTCTTGATTGGTCTGGTTCAATGGCTCGCCATCTTGGCAACACCGTTAAACAATTGTTCAACCTTGTGATGTTCTGCAAGAAAGTAAATATTCCTTTTGAGGTGTATTCTTTCATTGAAGATACACTTGATAAAAAGATGGTGAATTTCAAAGTCAAACCAAACAATATTTCATCATATCGGTTTGGTCTTGTTAATTTGTTGTCTAGTCGCATGTCTTCAAAAGACTTTGTTTATGCTGGCGCAGCGTTGATGCATATTGCCGGTATTAATAGTTACAATAACATTGTAAGGACTCCTTATTGGTTGTCGTTGTCTGGCACACCACTCAATGAAGCTATCATTTCTGCAATGGAAATTGTTCCAGACTTTCAGAAGAAAAACAAACTTCAAATTGTGAACACCGTTTTCTTGACAGATGGTGAGGGACATCCTTTGACAGGTGTTTATACCGATTACACCGGAAATACCCGAGATTTGCGTAGAGGTATTAACGGCAAGGATGCGAACAAAGTTATCATTCGTGATCCGAAAACCAAAAACGAAGAAGAGTATGATGTTAGTCGTTATAGTAATGCTCAGACAACTTGTTTGATTAAGTTGTTGAAAGCTCGTACAAATTCAAACGTGATTGGTTTCTATATTGCTCACGGAAGAGATTACCGATCCAAAGTCGATCATTCCTTTGGCTTTGATGTTAAATCTCAAGAAATCAGAGAGGCGGCTCGCAAAGACAGGTATTGTATTGTTAGTAATGCAGGCTTTGATGAGTATTATCTTCTCCGTTCAGAAGCAATGAACACAGATGAAAATAACGAATTGATTGTGAAAGAAAATGCTACGACACGTGGTATCGTATCCGCATTCAATAAGTATGCTAGCGGTCGAGTGAGTAACCGAGTTGTTCTCAACCGTTTTATTGATCTTATTACTTAAAAAGGAATTATAATGTTTTATTCTGAATATCTAAATGGAAACAAAAAAGCAACCGTTTTCAAAAACAATGAAGTGTGGGAAGTGTCGATGTATATGGATAATCGAATTCTTCAAA